TAACAGGAGGCGAGGTTTCCTCCAAGCCATAAATGGCCTGGTTTCCACCCCGACAAAAGGATGAAGTTAGTAGCATGACCTTTAACTGCGAAAAGCTCAAGTTAAAATGCAAAGCGGCATGCTGTGGCCCTTTTCCTATACAAGCCGATCTTTGGGAAAGACTAAAGCATAAAGCAGAAAGACAGATCATTTCAGTTAAACGATTCATTAGTCCAATACTTACCAAAGCATTCGTCGAAGGAAAGATCGATGCTGAAGAAGCCGAGCATGTATACGTCGAAACCGAACTAGACCCTGAGCTTAAATGCCATCGATGTCCTTTCCTGAGCTACGACTACAAGTGTAATATCTATGATGATAGGCCTTTCGTATGCCGCGAATTTGGCACAGAAAGCAACATCATGATGAAGTGCGGCTATCAAGACAAAGATGGCAGAGAGCGATCAAGGCAGCAACGGCGAGCAATCGATCGAGAACAACGCAAATGCGCCTTGAACATCATTGATTAGAAACTGAAGATTCCGTAGCAGCTTTAAGACGTTCACGTATTATCGGTTCAACTTCCTTTGCTAAGAATTCCTTAAAATCTTTCACTACTTCTTCCTGCGTGAAGTTCACAACGCTAAACTTAACGTTTTTTTGTTTGTCTGGATCGTATCCCCAAAATGCAGGTAAGTTAAAATACATTTTATCCTTTTTATAGAATACCATTATTCCTTTTATATCAAACTGAAAATCATCGTTATATAAATAAACATGAATAGTTCCAGCTATTTCTTTTTGACTTTTAGTCTTTCTTTCATAAGGCCAAGGATAAAATTCCACAAACTCAAAATTCATGATCTTTTTATTCTCTGTTTCCAATCTTCAGTCTCCTTCAATTTGTATGCTTTGATTACTTTGCCAAGGAATGCCTCTAATTTGGCTTAGGCTCGTCTTTCTTCCAAATAACCACAGAATCCCACGCCGAATCGCTACTATCGTAAAAAATGGATCTTAAATGACTTCCTTGCGTAAATTCTACGTGATATGTTCCTGCATGTACTGTCCATCCGTTAATTTTTTTCATATCATACTTTTCCGCTTCCAGTCGGTGTTTTCTAGCGATTGTTCTTTCGATTGCTCCTCTTACATTAGCAAGCCTTATCTCTTTCAAAACTTTCGCTCTCCATAACTCCATGCTTTTAATCTTCGGTGCGTCTTTTGGTCTTTCTCTTAATCTCTTTTGAATTTCCTCCTCCTCCTCTTTAGTTGGTGGTTCATCTAAATCACGCTGTTTTGAGGAGGGAGGAGGAGGAATTTTATAGGGATCTTCTATAGGGTTCTTATATATAGGAGCAGTTGGCGGATTTGTCGCTATCTTGTTGGCGGGAAAGTCGCTATCTTGTTGGCGGGAAGCCTCCAACAAGATGGAGGATTTGTCGCCAACTGTAATCTTTTCTTTAAATACTTTAAAGTATCTCTTAGAAGGCATCCCTTGGCGCCTCATATCGATAAATCCAAGTTCTATAAGCGTCTTAATGGCGCTAGCTTGAGCATCTTTACCAAGAGTAGTTCTTTCAAAAACAGTTTCGACAGTGAGATAAAACCAACCATCATCAAGTTGGCCGTTTTCTTCAAAATAACTAAATTTATCTATAATTTCGCTGAGCATGATAGTGGCGTTCAGGCCTATTTCATGGGCAAGCTTACGATTGAATGTATGATAATTGTTGGCATTTAATAGGTCGAAGAGGCTAGTTTTCATTTTGCTTCTCCTATACTGAGTAGCCCTTCTTTAATTAGAGAGGTTAATAAGTTTTCAAAGTGATTTTTTTCAATATAAGGAAATAATATATGTAATTCTTTTCTATCTACAAAATATTTATTCCATTTATATATATTACTTAAAATACATGCTTTTTCAACTCCATACTTTTTTGCGCAATCAATATCGAATGAGTGGTGTAATGACATTTTATTCTCCTTGTGGTGGAGAACCCTGCGAAGAGATAAAAAAATATGCTAAATCACAAAAGACTTGCTGGAAATAATTCCGCTGAAGTAGTATGTTCGGCATAGATTAGTATGAATCCTCTTACGGTTCATGTTTGTTTTTGTTATCAAGTTAAGCCTTTCCCTTGAAAGGCTAGTGTCTCACCCCCCAACAATCGGAAGCTGTATCCGCGTTGGGGTTTTTTTAAAATAAGCTCTCTCAATCATTTAATTCAATTTATTCTGCAATGAGATGATCGGCTCCCAAGCAGATTTATCCTCTATAATTACTACATGGGCAGAAGCGACGCGGAAGGAATTCAGCTTTTTGTTCCTAATCAATCTATAAACCCGCAACACTGGCACACTGAACATTTTTGCAACTTCAGGAACAGAGTAATAATTTTTTGATTTGTCGTAAATCATTTCCCCGTTTGGGTGCCTAGATTCTGTGCGCTTGTATCTCTTAGCCTTGTATCTTTCAAGCTCTTCTTTAGTGAAATACCACTTATTCCCAATTTGTGTTGGGTTAAGTTTTTTTTGCCTTATCGAAAGTGAGACAGCAGACAATGTTACGCCTAATTCCTCGCAAACTTCTTTGATAGTCAAAGCTCCCTCTGGCTTCTCCACATTCTTTTCCTTGTAGAAATATAAAGAGGAAATTATTCTCTGGCGCAGACTTTTACGCAAGACATATATTAATGGGCATTCAAATAAAAGAATTTATATGCATATTATGCAACAGAACAAGCCGAGAACATGCTTTTGATATAGATAAATATGGCGCACAGCAATATTTAGTATGGTGTGGGACGTGTCATTCCGAGCATCTTGCTTTGCATCCGCGTCCAAAAACTAAACCAAGGAGACGCAAATGTCGCGTGATCGATTAGAAGATTTGGGGCGATTAGCCGTATTGATCGAGAATATTTTAGCCCATGATATTTTTTCAGAAGACCGAGTAATGGCTAATGACTATGAAAAATGGTTTGAAAGCCTGGAGGGAAATCGTAGGCATGAGCTAATGGCTCACATGTATAAAAGCATACCTGAAATCGAATATGCATTAGAAGAGGCCTTAAAGATCGCTGAAGGGACTGATATATTGAACGGGATACATTAGATGCCTAAACCTATACGAGTCGATTTAAAGGCAGCTGTATGGGCTAGGAACGCAGACAGGCTGCGCATGTTGAATGTCCGCGGGCGTGCGCGGACGGATTGCAAGATTAAGCCAAAATCTAAGGCTAAATTTAAGCAAGGATGGCGAGAATTCGGGGGCAGGCGCATTTTCTTTAGGTCGCAATGGGAGGCCAACTATGGAAAGTATCTTGAGTGGCAGAAAGAACGCGGCATGATCAAAGAGTGGGAGCACGAACCTTTGACATTTTGGTTTGAAGGGATCAAGCGCGGGTGTGTGACTTATTTACCTGACTTCAAGGTTACCAATAACGATGGCACTCATGAATGGATGGAAGTCAAGGGGCATATGGACGCTAAGAGCAAAACCAAGATCAATCGATTCAGAAAGTTCTTTCCTCAAGAAAAACTCAGGTTAATAGACGCCAAATGGTACAAAGCAAATAGGCAAAAACTTTCTTTGATAATCCCAGGTTGGGAATGACGATAATTATTTTATATCCTTGAGATCTTCTAAACTTCCTACTTGATCTATAGTCATCTCGCGAATCTTCTTCATGATCTTTTCCGATGGAATTCGTTGACCCTTCATCCACTTGTGGACATAAGTCCTGTCAACCTTAAGCACAGCAGCAAAGTAAGTTATTTTTAACTGATGTTTGAAGAGCCATTCACGTAAATTCATTTTTTTTATTCCACAAGTATAGACAACAATTGTACGTTATTGTAGACTAAGGCCAGAATTTAAGGCAAGAACATGTCAAGATTTGCTTTAAATTTCCTAGAAGAGCATTAGAGTTATACAGCTATAAACTTAACGGAGACACCTTCATGAGCCTACAATTACAGCAACAACAGCAACAACAGCAACAACAATATCATCTTGCTAGCTTAGACAAAGATAAAATCGAGCTTCTAAAGCGCACTTTCTGCAAAGGAGCTACAAACGACGAGCTAGAACTTTTCATACACGCCTGCAATAGAATGAATCTTGATCCTTTCATGCGCCAGATCCACGCAGTTAAAAGATGGTCTGATGGCAAAGAGGTCATGACCATTCAAACTGGAATCGATGGATATAGATTAATCGCCGAGAGAACTGGAAAATATCTTCCAGGGAAGGAGTGCACATTCGCCTACAAAGACAACAAAGTCTTCTCTGCTACTGCATTTGTGAAAAAGCTTGGCAGCGATAGCCAATGGCATGAGATTGGACATACTGTCTATTGGGAAGAATATGCCAGTAAGAAAAAAGACGGATCTCTTACAGGAATGTGGAGAGATAAGCCTCATGTAATGCTTGGGAAATGCGCTGAGGCTGGCGTTCTACGAAAGGCTTTTCCTGCTGAATTAAGCGGTGTCTATACGAAAGAAGAGATGGAACAGGCTGATGTCGATACAGGAGAAATTCTATCAAAAGATTACCAAAAACCTATAGTTCAGCCGATTATTGATGAGGTTATTAGCGATGAAGAGGCTCAAGAGATTGAAGTCTTGATTGCGAATGAAGATCGACAATATCGCGATGACCTTATGAAGTACTATACGACTTCTAGAAAACTAGAAAAGCCCATGACCAGTTTTATTGGTTTCCCTAAACGTTCGTTGCCTGGATTGATGAAGTCGATTAATAAACGCCTTGAAGAAAGAGCTAAGAAAAAAGATGTCGTCGTCGAATTGAACCCTGAAGCAGCTTTCACAGCTGATTTATTTTAGGAGATCAATCATGACTACTCAAGATGCAATAAAGTTTATTGACCTCGAACAGGGAAGTGATCTTTGGAAAGAATTCAGAAAAATGAAGATCGGAAGCTCAAGTGCAGCATCCATACGCGGAGTGGGGTTTAAGACCCCACTCCAACTCTTCGAGGATATGATTGAAGATCGTGAGACTCCTGTCAATGATGCGATGAAACGCGGCACTGAAATGGAACCTAAAGCAAGAGCATGGCTTAATAACAAATATGGAGCCGATTTGCAACCTGCCGTTGTCCAACATCCAAATGATGAATTCGATTGGCATATCAGCTCTCTTGATGGTATTTGGAAACGTTCTGATAATTCCTATTTCGTCACTGAGATTAAGCATCCTGGTCGTAAAGATCATGAATGCGCGATGGATGGTCTAGTACCAGAAAAATATATCCCTCAATGTCTCCATATCTTAGAAGACCTCCCAGGCGTTGATGAGATACTCTATCTATCGTATCATGAAGATTCACAAGCTGAAATTTGGGTTAAACGCGATGAATATGAGATGCCCATTCAATTTGCAGAGGAACTTTCTTTTTACACTAGGCTTCTCTCATTTCTACCACCAGATCCTTGCGAGCGAGACTGGATAGAGTTTAGAGAACCAAGCATTATTTCGCGTGCCAATACCTATTCTTTAATCAAAGATCAGATAGAGGAATTGCAAAAGGAAGCTGATAGGCTCAAGGAAGAATTAAAGCAATGTACTTTAGGAGTTCCTAGGGCTATTATAGGCGATCTTAAGCTTCAGAAGGTCATTAGGCAGGGCGCGGTAGAGTATTCTCGCATTGAAGCTCTGAAGGGCTTGGATTTGAATCCTTACCGTAAAGAGCCTATTGTGAGTTGGCGTTTGTCCTAAACTTTACTCAGGAATTGCCTCTACTACTTCTGACACGCTGTCTTCGGATACGGGGACAGCATTTGCTTGGATGTCTTTAATCAAGACGGTAACGTCATTATATGGACGCGTTGCCAAATATGCTAAAACACGATTAACAAGTTCTGTAGGTAAAATATGCTTCATAAAATTCCTTGGTTGGTATCATGAATATTTTATATGCCAAAATCGGTTCTTTTTTGCAAATACTTAATAGAGGTTTCCACTAAGCATAATATTCAGTTATTGAAAGCCATGCTGTAGAAACACCGCCCATAATTCTTGCGCCAGCATTTGTAGAATTAGTCCAGATAGTGCCTGCTCCTTCTTGACCAATTCTAATTTTAAACGTTGTTGAACTAGTAGTGCCCGAAGTCATTACGTATCTCAAAACATTATCTTTATTTTGTCGGACAGCCACAGCTGCTAATGCATTTGCAGTAGAGTCTTGAAATAATGCATATAACATATAGTTAACAGTAACAGCCACTCTTAATTGCGCGTAAAATTCTATCAATAATTTTGATGTTGTTAATGTTGGAGTAATTGAAAGAGTGAAAAGTTCATTTCCTTCAGTGTTTTGTGGAATAGTATCGTCATAGGGAATCGTTGTGGTAGAAGCATTAGTACCAGTTGAAGATGTAGATAAAAACTGAAGAACAATATTTTTTGCATTAACTGAATTTTGAGTCATAAATATTCCGATATCATTAAATTTGCACTAGATACTCCCCCATCCCTTCGCGTACCAGCCGCTCCACCATTAACATATGCTGTACCCGCAGATGAGCCAATTCTAATTTTAAACGTTGTTGAACTAGTAGTGCCCGAAGTCATAATATATCTAAGTTCCGCTGTAGTAGAACGATTTGAGCCTACCAAACAACTTTGTGCCATAAGTGCATTTGCTGTGGAGTCCTGAAATAATGCTACAGTAATATTTTGACTGCCGGCATCTGTTTGAATAGTTGGAGAGCTATAGTCGATCACTAACGTAGTTGTAGTTGTAGAAGGAGTAATTGCTAAAGTCAAAACTTCTGTTCCTTCTGTGTTTTGAGGAATTGTATCATCTGCTGGTATTGTTGTACTACACGTTACCAGAGATGAAGTTGAAGTATTAACCCTTTGCAATAAAACCCTTGTACTATTAACTCTATTTTGAGTCATATATATTCCTCAATAGTTAAAATATTAGCAGCTACTCCGCCCATAATTTGTGCTCCTGTATTTTGACTGCTCATATAAAAATTGTTAGAAGCTGGGCCCGCTCTAATTTTAAACGTTGTGGAACTCGTCGTACCTGAAGTCATTACATATTGTAAAAGGCCAATACTCCCAATTGCAACTGAAAGATCAAAACAATTAGCTGCTAATGCATTTGCAGTAGAGTCTTGAAATAAAGCAATAGTACACTGTGTAGTAGTGTTTCCGCAACTAAACATACCACTAAACACAATTTTCAATTTAGATGTTGAAAATATAGGAGTAATTGCTAAAGTCAAAACTTCCGTTCCTTCTGTGTTTTGAGGAATTGTATCATCTGCTGGTATTGTTGGAGTGCTGCAATCTATAAGTGTTCCAATATTCGCACTAACAAATTGAATAACCTGATTCTTAGAATTGATAGAATTTTGCGCCATTAAGCTACCGTCAGATTCCCTTGCGCTACTCCAGTGCATGTCCACGCACTATTTGCCGTTGTTCCTATAATCTGAATTGCATCAAATGCATTTGTCGCAGTAATCGTTCCCCCTGATGAAGTAATTTGGTTACCGAATTGGATTGTATCTCCTGCTGCGGCATCGATTACCCATAGTCCAGCTCCTTTTCCTACGATATGGATGATATCGCCAACTGCAAAGGTTCCTGGTAGATTGAATGTAAGAAGTGTTCCTAGGTTGGCTATATAACCTGAATTCACGGCTGCACTTACAGGTGAGGCTGTTTCTTCAGACCAAGTCAATCCTCCTCCTGTAGCGGCTATTGTGATGGAATTGCTTCCAGGTGTAATCGTTATATTGGTACCTGCCGTTAAACTTGCAGCAGCAGGTGCGCCCGCTGTAGAGCCAATGATAAGCTGTCCATCAGTCGCTAATGCAGTTAAAGCAGGTATGCCCGTGGTTCCGGTTGTTAGAACGGCTCTATTCGCTGTTGCAAGGCCCGCCACGATATTAGTTGCGCTAGAATATAAAATCTGACTAACTGTAGTGGTAGCTGGATATGTAGCCGTACTAAATACAGGATCTGCAGCTGCACCAGCAGATTGTAGGACTTGAAGTGCTGTAGCCGTCGGGCCTACATTGGTAAGAGTACTTGAAGTCGAACCTCCAACAATTACAGCATGGTTAGTCGCAGGTGTCGCTGTGAATGCTGTTCCAGTGAATCCAACGATTCCAGTTGTTGCTTCGTTTATGCTATTTGCTGGCCCTGCCATAAATTATCCTTACGCTGTTGTCCATGTTCCTATCACCGAAGTCGCCTCCCACGTCAAAGAAGACAACCTATAACGCAGAGTTAAACTGTCGCCAATTGCATTGCTGGTTGCGGTTCCTCCGCTAGAACTGATAGAAGATCCGATTCTAATAAAATTAAGAGCTGGGGCATCTAATACAACAGCTCCAGCTGTATCACATATCACAATTATTAATTCACCCTGTAGAGCTGTTGCGGGTAACGCATATGTACCAGCTGCCGTAGCAAAATATCCGTTATCTACAGCTAAAGTAGTGGCTGCCGTATCCGTGAATACAACGCTATTTATAGTTACAATAGCTCCTGATGCACTTGTAGTTACGCCAGGGCCTCCAGCAATTTGAATATTGTTCGCAACAGGTGTTGCTGTACCTGTATCGCCAGTTAGCGTCTGGGGAACTCCTGTAGAAGAAAAAGTCACAAATCCATTTGCTGAAACTGCAAATGAAGAAGAGTCAAAATTTGACAGCCCTACTTTAGTGCTATCTTCGGCAGCAAGTGCTTGGCTTCGCTGTGCATTTATTGTAAGAGTGCTTACTGCTCCTGAAGTAACTAAAGGGGAAGTTCCCGCGGCTACGGTACTTCCGATTATATTCCAATTCCCAGCAGTCGGTGACAGTGCGCCTCCGGTATCTCCCGTAATTGTATTAGGAATTCCTGTCCCTGATGTTGTAACAAATCCGCTAGCGTCTACAGTAAATTTTGATGAATCGAAATGTGCAACACCAGATTTAGTTCCATCTGTCGCAGCAGCAGACGTAGCATATTGAACTTCTAAATTATATGTATTTGCTGCCCGTGATCTTGTTTCTAAAACAACTGAATGATTGGCAACTACTGCGCCATTTACTACAACAGATCCAGCTGCCGTTGGTACGACTGGATCTGTACCTGGCCCTGTATTAGCCTGAACATCAAAGCTTGTTGCCGCTACTCCGCCACCGTTAAGAGAAACGAATCCATTGGCATCAACATCAAAAGCAGCTGAATCGAAATTTGCCAGACCTATCTTTGTTGCATCTGTGGCTGCAAGAGCTTGGGAGATTTGAACCTCGATGGCCATTGTGCTTGCGCCTGTACCATCCGATCGAACAGGATTTGTTCCTGCTGCAACAACAGCACCATTAATGGTGATAAGCCCAGCACCAGTAGGCACAATCGGGTTTGTTCCCGTTTGGGTTCCGACAGAGTTTATTGACCCAGACGTACCAGTAATTGAAACAAATCCGCCTGCATCTACGGTGAAATCCGCTGAATTAAAATGCGCGACACCATTTAGTGTGCTATTGGATGCAACTGAAGTTGTAGATCTCTGAATTTCGATAGCTAAAGAATTTGCAGCTGTAGAGTTAGTCCGGATAACATTAGCACCTATTGTACCAGTTGCTACTTGTGCTCCCGTAATAGTTACTACGCCTGGGCCAGTTGGCAATACAGGATTTGTGCCTGGGGCTGTAGAGGCATCTACACCTATCGATTCGATTCCTGCTGTAAGTCCCGATCCATCAATGGTGACAGTATTCCCAGACCCACTAGTAGATATCCCGTTAATTCCTAGAATTTCAAGAACATTTAGAAGAGGAACGGCTACGCCAGAATCCGTAACGAATGATGTGGGTATTTGTGGATTTGATTGCTCGACATCTAGTAAGCCTGCCTGACTCATTTTGCCGCCTTTGACCGTTCGATTTGTGTATAAATATTTTCTACGTTTTTCTCAATGATAAAACATCGTTTTTTGATAATTTCGATTTCCCGTTTTAGAGAATCAAAATTAATAGCAAAAATATCGAGTGTTTTTTCCTGCTTTAAGCGTTCTTCGCTTTCTTTTTGGATGCTTTTCTCTAATGATATGCGCGTAAGATCGATTAAATTTTGCAATTTTTCAGAAATTTTGCTTATTTCTTGGGAATAAACATCTTTTTGCTGATTAAATGCTCGCTCGATGTTCGCTACCCACTGATCGATCTTTTTCTTAAAAGTTTCAAACCCCTCTAAAGTCAAAAAATAGGATTCGCGATCATCTAACGACTTTCTAAGAGCTTTTAACTGCTCTTTATTTAGAAGAGCTGAATCATTGACATCTCTTTGGATGGCCTGGATTGCGCCCTTAAGAGAATCCTCTAAATTTATTAGAGCGTTGGAGTATAAAGAAATATCAGCATCGATATCTCTTGATTCTTTATCATATTTAGCTTTCATTTCAAGAAGTTGCCTGCGGAATTCATCTAGCGACATATTAGTTGCCAAAAGCAGATCATTATGATTCTTGATCTCCTGCTGAACGATAAGGCTAAATTCCTTAGCTAAGTCTTTCCTCTGAAGTTGTGCCATTAGAATATGCACTCGATATAGACGCTTCCACTAACAGGCGCGGTAATCTGTTTTACAGAAAATTGCGTCCCAGTCTCTAGCACAAAACTATCATCAGTTCTAGGATTTATATTGGCTTGAACGTCATATAGAGTAAATGAACCAGCAGGCAAGAACATCTCATCTTGTGCTGTATTTGTGGTAAACATCATGTTGCCTTGAGTATCATTTGATATCTTGAATACACGCACTGGATGAGTTGTTGCTGTTCCTACCGATGCATACGCAGCAGATATTCCCCCAAATGCAAGTGATTTAATTGGCTCGAAAAAAGCTCTAGATTGTCCCATATGACTCCGTAATTTTGTTATTCATCGTTTACAATATGTGGCTGAATAAATCAACCACATAAAAATATTTCGTTTTATTAACTACTATGTCTGTCTTACTATGAAATAATCGAAGCTCGACACATCAGTCACGGCGGCCGCTCCAGTTACTCCATAAGAAGCAACTGTAAATGAGGCACCGGCACTGATTGTAGTAACCAGGAATCCAAGAGCCGGAGTTGCATTGAGAGCCGATCTTGTTACAAAGATTCGATCTCCAGCTGCGATGTTGGTATTTGAAATTGTTACAGTTCCTCCAACAAGCGTTCCTTGACCAATAAAGTCTGTAGCAGCTCCACCATTCATTCTAAACTGTGTTGCTACGTTCACAAGGCTCAAGTTTCCAGAAACGTTTACCCCGCCAGATCCAGCTTTTAGAGCAAGAGAGGCTGCTCCAGTTTCGGTTCCTAGGACTATAACGTTAGCCGCAGCCCCTGTCCCGAAATTTAGAGTTTTCACTCCGGTACTTGCTGCATAATTGATTGTCTGTATTCCAGTTCCACCGAATATAGTTCCTGTACCAGTCTGTGCAGTTCCGCCGATAGTAATTGTTCCGGAGGTTGTAGTCGCACCGATTGTATATGTTGTTGTTGCCGCACCATCCAGCGAGAAGTTCCCTGTTCCTGCAAGTAATGATAGGCTTGCTGCGCCTGAAGCCGAGCCGATGGTCACGAGATTGGCGACTGCCCCGTCAGCAATGTGAACCACTTTCGCATTTGTTGCGCCTGTAGCGATATTTACGGTCGTCGCTCCTTCGCCTACACCCAAGGCCAAAATATTCGTCCCAGAAGAACTGCCCACGGTTAATGTACCTGTTTGAGCAGTACCGCCGATTGTGATTGTACCTGTAGTAGTTGAAGCACCGATTGCATAGGTTGAAGCTGCATTACCATCTAAACTAAAGTTGCCTGTGCCAGCAAGTAGAGTAAGACTTGACGCACCATTATTTGAGCCGATTGACACCAGGTTGGCCCCCGCGCCTGTAGCCAGAGCGACCGTTTTCCCGCCAGTGGAATTGGCTATATTTATAGTCTGCGCACCAGTTCCTCCGAAAATCGTTGCAGTTCCAGTATTAGCACCAGTTCCCCCGAAGTTAATTGTTCCAGAAGTAGTTGTAGGTGCAAACGTGTAAGCAGTGGTTGCCGCTCCATCTAGGCTGAAATTTCCTGTTCCCGCTTTTAGAGTAAGGGCAGCAGCTCCAGATGCGCTCCCGATGGTCACGAGATTTGCAACGGCTCCATCTGCTATATGTACAACTTTAGCACTTGTGGCTCCAGTTGCAATATTCACAGTGGTCGCGCCTTCTCCGACGCCTAGAGCAAGAATATTTGTTCCAGAGGATGAACCTACAGTTATAGTTCCTGTCTGTGCTGTACCCCCAATAGTGATTGTTCCAGTTGTCATACCGTCGGCAACTACGACGCTACCAGCAGTTTGTACATTAGCTATTTGAACTGCTGTCGCTCCTGTGCCACCACCTATGATCAAAGTATTAGTCCCAGAAGATGAGCCTAGGGTCATAGTGCCAGTCTGTGCAGTCCCACCGATAGTGATTGTTCCTGAAGTTGTTGCCGCTCCCACTGCATAAGTTGAAGTAGCTGCTCCATTGAGTGCAAAGTTTCCTGTGCCCACCAGTAAGGAAATTCCAGAAGTTGATGAAACACTCCCAATTGTAACGACATTCGAAACTGCCCCTGTGCCGATATTGACTGCTTTTGCTGATCCGGCCCCTCCAGCGATATTTACTGTAGTAGCCCCTGTCCCCGCACCAATTGCCACAATATTGGTTCCTGTTGAAGAGCCGAGCGTCATTGTGCCTGTTTGAGCTGTACCACCAATAGTTACCGTCCCTGTTGTGGTTGCGGCACCAATATTGTAAGTTGAGGTTGCTGCTCCATTGACAGCGAAGTTACCTGTGCCTACGTTGATATTTACCGCAGCAGCTCCGCCTGTATTCCCAATTGTAGTTGTGATTCCGCTGCCATTACCAATAGTGGTCGTATTATCAGAGGTTAGTGTAGTAAATGCGCCCCCAGCGGGTGTTGTTCCGCCTTGAGCAGGAGGAGCGGCAAAGACTGCGGCTAAGTTTGAAGGGGTAATAAATAGAGCTAAAGCAGGAGTTGAAGCGGTTCCGGCAACGGCTTCTCCATCAGTAGCTAATTGACCAATACCAGCGACAGTAGTAGTCGAAACTGGCGCACCAGCAATCGCAAGAGCATCTGCGTAGAATTTTGTAGCTACTGGATACGCAATAGAAGAAGTACCTTCAGTAAGAAAAACAACGCCCTCAATTGCTGATGTAGCTGAGGGGACTAAATCACCCACGGCGGAGGCTAAAGTTGCAGGAGAAATAGCTAAGTTTGTGCTGTCACCAGCAGCGGCTTCAGTAGCATTAGCAAAACGAGAGTCCCCCGTCCAGCTTTGATTTCCTTGTTTTCCTGTGTATGAATTGGGTCTTGCAAATTTTGGCATCTTTAACCTATTGGTTGTTGGTTTGTTTAAATTTCACCGTAGTCCGCGAGACAAATAAAAAAAAGAAAATGATGAAAAACAATTAAAAAACTGACATAATTATATTTATGTGTACGACGAAGCAGAAAGCTTTTATTAGGACAACAGTCTATATACCTCGTTCTCTGCACGAGCAGGCGAAGATAATGGCGATCCTCACCAGATCTAATCTTTCAACCTTCATGATTCATGCACTTTCCGATAAGATCAAAAAAGTTAAAGAACAGCCTTTAGCCAAAACCGAATAAATTCGATTGACTCTATTCCACATTTTGGCAATAATTTTCTACTTAATATAAAGGGGACAACTGCTCTCTTACATAGTAGTTTTTGGAACCGCGTTAATAATAGGTAAATAAAATTTGACTAAGACATTAATCGACCAATACAAAATTTGCTTAGATCGCGGGCATGACACGAGTCATTCCGTCAACAGAGGAGGGCAAATTGCTTATCGTTGTAAATTTTGCGGAACGACTTTCTGTGATGATGTGGTTAGAAGAGAAGTGCATTATCATGAAGAAGTTTATACCTATATTCAGGGACTTAAAGAGACGAAGCATTTATCATGTGCTATAGATTCATTAATAGAAAAAAATAAAGGAACATAAATGAAATATATAACAACAATTATTATTTCGAGCTTTTTAATAACTTCTTCCGTGTTTGCATCGGATGCTCATAAGCAATGGGAAAAACCATTTAGTGAAGAAAGCCATGTTGATGTTAGAAATTGGATCATCAATTTGCTTACTAGATACTATGACTATTCCTTGGAAGGGAATAAGGAAGAAATGGCTCGCATGCTAGAAGAAATTAGGATTTTGATGCATCTAGAATATGGCAGCAATCACAGGAATTAAAGATGAAAATAATAGTATATTATCGAGTCTCAACACGAATGCAAATCGATACTGGCGCAGGATTAGCTGCTCAAGAAGACATATGTAAAGCCTGGGCAGAAAAACAAGGCATCCAAATAGCGGAATCCTTCACGGAAAAAGCTATGAGTGGAGCTACTCCTTTAGATAAAAGGCCTGCGCTTTTTAATGCTATAATGTCTCTTGGTGAAGGAGACATTCTTCTTGTATCGCGTCTTGATCGGCTATCGCGGGATCTTTATGGAGGCATCATTATAGATGAACTCGTGGCTAAGAAGAAAGCCAAAGTCATTTCTGCTGCTGGTGAAGGCACAGAAGGCGAAGATCCTGCCAATAGAATGATGAAAGATATGTTTAGGGTTGTGGCTGGCTTTGAAAGGCATCTCACGCAATTTAGGATTAAGAGTGCATTAGCTGCTAAGAAAGCAAGAGGTGAGAGAGTCGGTTGCATTCCTTTTGGCTATGAATTAGGAGATAACCGTAAGCTACGCCCTAAACCCGAACATCAACCTATTATTGAAAAGATGATCGAAGATCGTTCACAGGGATTGAGCTTACAAAAAATCTGTGATCATCTAAATGCTAGCGGATTATTTAACAGAAATGGTAATAAATGGAACTCTATGAGTATGTGGAATGCGCTTAAGCACACACCAATTGGCACAAAAAACCCTTCACGGAGACAATGGGCA